ATCTTCATACCTTGCCATTAGCTGCATATTGTCTTCGTTACTTATTTGCATTTCTTAATGTTTTAAATTCTGTTAATAATGATTCCATAAGGGGTTTAAATCTTGCTATCGAAGTAGCTGCTGGAGATTCTGCTTTTGCTAATTTACCATATTCATTGAATAAGAAATTAAGTGCATCATAATCTTTATAAGCATCTTTTTCAAATGCAAATCTTATCATTTCTCTAACACAATACGCTTGTATATTTTGCTTTCCAAAATCACTAACAAGTTTTGAAATCTTATTTATTAAGTAAATAGAAAAATCATAATCTATAATACTACAATTTCCTTTTTTAAATAATTTACTTTTTGAACCGAAAAAACAATTAACTACATTACCAACTGAAATATTATTTTGATTGCTTAAATAAGTTTTATAAACTATATTGTAATCTTCAGAATCAGTAGAATATGCTTTTAGATAATCCAATGTATTCCACGCTTTATTTCCATTATTTAAACTAATGATAGCCCTTAAATGCTCTGCTTCTTTATCAGTATTTATCCAATCAATTATATAAGCTGGTACTGTTTTTTGCTTTAAAAGTTTAGCTGATTCAATTCTGTGATGTCCCTCAATAACATCTCCCTTTGAGGAAACAACAATAGGCATCATCCAACCATAATCATTTAATTTTGACTTAAAGTTTTCTGCGTGTTTTGTTACAGTATCTCTATTAACTGTTGCCATTTTTAATTCACTTATTGGGTAATAAGCATTGTACTCTCCTCTTTTAATTTCTTGTGTGTTCATCTTGTTTTTGTTTTAATTATTAATATTTGTTTTGTTCGTACTTTTCTTCGTTATAATATCTCTTTGTTAATTCAATTTCATTATCAAGCAAATTATTTAAGTGCTTGTAAATAAATTCTGCATCTTCGTCTGTTACTTTATATTCTTCATCTTCAATCCAAATGTTGGTATGTAGCACATCATCCTTTAAATGTAAATCAATTAAATGTTCATCAGTATCTAAATACAAACTTACTTCGTTTGGCAGTTGCTCATTGTACCAGCTATCTTCTGAATCAAATTCTGGTTGTATTATTTTAATAATGTTTTTTAGTTTAATGTGCATAACTTTTTGATTTTTGTATTTCTAATTCTATGTCAAACTTTAATAATTCTAATTCGTTTTTTAAATAGGTATTTTCAGTTCTACCAATTAAATACTGTATTCTTTCAAATCTTTCTTCCATTATCTAAACATTATTATTATCATAACTGTTAACCAAAATGCAAAAAACATTCCCAACAGTATCATCATAAAATTAAAAAATAACTTAATACCTTTTCTTAATATCTTATTAATCATATTTTAAATATTAAAAATTAAACTTACAACTGTTCTTGTAGTGAAATAACCTACAATAATAATTAGTGATATTAAACAAATCTTTTCTGTTTGTTTACCAATACGTGCTGCTCTACTTAAATCTTTCATTTTGTGTTTGTTTTTAAATTATCGTTAAGCAAATCTAATACTTATTTACTTATAAACAAAACTTATTTACATTTATTTTTATTTAAGCAAAAAAAAGAGAAACTAATTTGTTTCCCTTAATCTTTCGATTTCCCTTTCTAAATAGTCCTTTGCTTTTAAAAGGTCTTGTAATTCGTTTGACTTTTTACCAGCCCTTATAACATATTTAAGTATGTTACCTCTGCTGAAATTAAGGTTAAAATCGTTTATTACATCAATTACATCGTAATCTTTGCCATTGTCATAATGTGTTTGAGTTGCTCTCATTTTCTTTTTGTTTATCATAGTTATAAATTTTAGTGTATAAATCCCATATTGATTGATATGCTTCTTGCAAATCAAATTCTTTCCCTTGCATATAATACTGACCGTTATGCCCTCTTTGATACTTTACCTTATAGTTTGCACCAGATGGCTCTAAAGTTATTAAAAAACCCTTATTAAAGCAATATGATTGTGCTTTATGGTCGCAGTTCTTAAAAGGTTTTAGTTTATTCTTAATCTTCGCCATCTATATTTTCCCAAAGTTCAATAAATTCTAATGCCTTTTGAACACCCAACGCTTCACAATTTCTTTTTGCTTCAACTAATTGCAACCAGTATTCGTATATATCATTTCTATCTCTAGTTGTAAAGTAATTATCCAAGCAACTTCTGTATGCTATTCGATGCATTTGATTACATTGTTTTTTATCATTCATATTTATAGGTTTAAATCGTAAAACTCTTTGTTCTCTAAATACTTATAATAGTTTTCAGTTGCTTTGTTCAACTTATCATATCCACCTTGTATAAAGTCCTCATCAAATTGAAAAAATCCAACCTCTTTTGTTTTCTTATCTACAACCGCATACTTAAACTCAAAACATTCAAACAGTTCTAAATACAATGCAGCTTGTAAATCATATCCGTACAACAAAGCAGCTTCTTCAAAACTATTGATGTCGCTTGTTGTTTTTATATCGCATACAATACCAGCCAATAAAATATCTGCTTTACCTCTGAATGGTAAACCATTGTAATACCCAACCGCTGGAAGTTCAAACGATGCGTTTTTAACAAGTTCTTGATACTCTTCATTTTCCAATACCGCTTCTGCAATTGCTTGGCATCTGTTTAGTTCTGCCCTTGTATAAACTGATTGTGCTGGTTTCTCTTCAACCGCCAACTTGTATAGCTTACTTCCTTTTGTGCTATCAATAATTGTTAGTTCTTCGATTCTGTGGGGTTCTAAAGCCAATAAATGTATCAACCTACCATCTCTAAATGGTTGAGGTTCTTTACCTTTATCTTCTTTGTTTAATGCTTTAACGTAAGCTTCTGGACCTTCTAACAAACTTTTACACATAGAACTACTTAATGCATTCTTACCAAGATAACCGTAGTAGAATGAGTCATCCATCATTTTTTTAAGAATATCCTTTTCTTCAAATTCTTCTCCGTTTAAAAGTTTAATTGTTTTCATCTTATTTTAGTTTTTATTATTGTTTTTATTTACATAATGCAAAATAAATTCATAATCATTATCATTAAAATCTTTTTGTAAATCATCCACTTCAATGCAAAAAAAATAAAATTTATTTGTTTCGTGAAACTTAATTTTATAATCATAATAATAAGTAGGAACGTAATCGCTTGTTTCTTCTATTCTTAATTTTTTACTAATTAATGCCACGTGATATTTGATATTTTCTATTGTGTACATATTTCTTATTTCAGTTTTTTTGCTTTGTTTATGTTTAGTTCTGTTATTTCTTTTTTAACCCAAAAACGTTTTTTAAATTCTGTTGTGGCTGGAAGTGATTTAGTAAACCAATTCTGTTCAATGTCATTTAGGTTGAATAAATATATTCCGTTTGGTGTGCTATTTATATAAATTGGAATGTCAAAGTTTTTATTTGATTCTTTTAAAATAGCATCGTACTTTGATTTTTCAAGAATTAATGTATCGTAATGCTTTCTTCTACACTTTAGTTCTATTCTATTTTGTGTTTCAATATCATAGCAATCCCATCTTGAAATAGGGTTTTTACTATTTACTAATGTTTTGTAATGGTTTTTTGATAGCCATTCAAATAAATCTTTTTCTTTCCAGTTGGTCATATATTGTAAATATAACACATTTGTTAAAAAGTATAATCGTTGTTTATAAACTCTGGCAATTCATTGTTATTTATTTGGAAGCTGAACGTTTCAAATGGTCTGTTTCTACTTCTTTTGCACTCAACAGTCACCCAACCTTTGTTTGCGTTATTCTTTTCTAACTTAATTTGTGATTCCGCTTTCTTCTCAAGTGCTGAGCCTAAATTTCCGCTTGGCTTGTCGCTACCAAAGTTTTGGTGTATAATTGTTGTAATATGACAATTTAATTTTCCAGACCATTGTAATAGTTTTTCAGCAACATTATTTGCTTGTTCCATATTATTTACATCAGAACATAAATCCGCACATCCATCAATAATAACCAAACCTATTTTTTCGTTTTCAAATTTATCAAATAAAATGTGTTCAATAAAATCAATTTTACTTTGCCAACCAAATTCACGCATTGCGTATATGTGGTAATCATCATCGTTTTTAATTTCATTCATTACTAAAGGTCGCCTTGCTAATTTACTAACGTGAAACCTACCTTGTTCTGTATCAAAATGAATTATTTTTCTTCCTCTTCGATGTCCTTTTATTTTACCACTATAACTATTTGAACCGCTTTGGTAAGCAGATACAAGTAAACTCATAAAGAAACTTTTACCGACTTTTGGGAATGCTTGTACGAAACTGAAATTGCCATCTGTACCAATTGGAACTGGATATTCTGTATAACTACCATCAAAATTCCTATCTTGGTAAATTCCGCAGCTTATAGCAACTGGTGGGTATTTAATAACCTCTTCAACATCAATACTTGCATCCTCTTCAAGTTGCTGCATCAACATTCTTGTTGTTTCCTTATCCTCCTCCAAATTTATTTTGTTCATCATCTATATATTTCTGTATTTTTGTTTTATAAAATTTGCCAAGAATATTATCGTTTAGGAATTTATCACTTTCCAAAACATTCTCTTTGAACTGCAACATAGTTTCGTAGTATGTCATCATTGTTCGATTGTAGCAAATGTACATTATTTCTCGGTAACAATCTTTAACACCCCAAATTTTTGTATGGATATTGCTTCCAGTATATTTTAACCAATTACTTTCAACATATTCAATACGCTTTCTCTTATATCCTTTTAGCGGTGGTTTAGTACGCTTATTAAGGAGTATCTTTTTACCGATGTACAATTTGTTTGTTTTTAGATTTCGTATCTTATAAACGAACCCAACTGCTTCTAATGGTAAATCAGTTCTATTTGTAATCTCTTTGCCTTTGTATATCCACATAAGTAAAAAAAGGGATGCTATTAAACACCCCTTATTTTATTTAATTAAAATGGTAAATCATCAGATACAACCGCTTGTTGTGGCTTTGCTTCTTCTTGTCGCTCTGCTTTTACGCAAGTTCCATCTGTCCAAACAACTTGACCATTTCCGATATATTTCTTTGGTTCTTTTGCTTCTCTTTGCTCTTTGCTTTGAGAATCAAATGCTGATGCGTTTTGCCCATAGGCATTTGTATCATCGTTCACAGATAGTGTGAAGTTGTAATACGTTCCTTTTTTACCTTTTACGAATTTCTCTTTTGGTAAATTGTCTAAATTGATACTTAAATTGATTAATGCACTCATAATTTTACTTTGGTTTTAATTTTGGTTTATATATTGTAAACCTAACAGTTTACTTTGATTGAAATTTGTAAACCTAACAGTTTACATTTTAGTTATCTATTGTACTATCTATTGTTTGTATTATGTGTCTAAAAACACTCCTTTCTTGTTCGCCAGTCACATCAACTCCGTTTAGAAGTAATCTGTAATGGTCTTTTTTTGTTGGTTTCATTTCAATATTATTCATATGTCTATTTTTTTAATGCGTCTTTTGTATTCTTTGAAATCTTGTATTTTGATTCAACGTTTGATAAATTACCACCACCTTTTAAATATGCTTTTACTTTTGTAAATTCTGGTGTGTTTTCATTCAACCAAGGTTTATCATCGTTTGATGCTTTGCTTGTTACTTTGCTTGTTGCTTTTCCGTGTGTGTTTGTCGAATCAGCATCTTTTGTGTCATCAATTAAAAACAATCCGTTTAAAGAGTATTTACGAGCATAAGAAGATGAACTACCAAATGATTGTGCGATGTCCATTCCTTTTCTGTTTGGGTCAATCCCAGCTTGTGCTTTTGTATGCACTTGGTTTTCTCCATCAGATATGATTGAAACTGCTTCAACAAATAAGATTCCACCAAGTTCTTTGATTTCGTCTGATACTGTTAAGGTGCAATTATATTTATTCAAAAGCGGTTTAACTGCTTCTAAAATGTCCTCACAACTTCTGTAATTGTACTTACCAAAATTATTTCTTTGGTTTTTTGGTGCTTTTAATTCGGCTTGAATTTTCTGTAATTTTTCCATCTGTTTTATTTTAGGTTTATAAATATACTACTTTTTATTGCAAACTTGCTTTTAAATTTAAAAAATTTCTTGTTCCGTATGTTGGAATTTTTAATTGATAGTTAATTTTAACATCTGTTAGGTTTGGGTCTTGCTCCATATGATACTCTATTTGTAGCTTTAATTTATCCCAAGCTGCTTGGTTTATCTTTTTATCACTTTGCATTGCTTCCATAGTTCTTTGATTTTTTCTTTTGTATAATGTATTCCACTATTTCCGTTTTGACCAATTATTTTCATTCGTTCGTTTGCTTCTTGTTCCCAATCAGAGAAGTCAGCGTGTTCTTTACATCGTTCGCAGATACCAGATTCTAACCAGTTTCCAGCACCGCAGCAGTTTGATTGTTCCATAATATTTGTTTTAGTTATTAATTACCCTACAAATGTACAAAGGCATTTTAAATAAAAGTGTTAAAAAGTGTTAAAGTTTATGTTAAAATTTCATTTAACCTTTCTGTGTAAGCGTTTACAGCATCTAATTCATCCGTAAATAAACCTAAATATTCTCTTTTTCCATTAAATTGTATCTGTGAAACCCATTTTTTAGCTACTTTATGCCAAGTAATACCAGCATAATCACTTGAATATCCTTTTTTATCTTTAGATGTATTTTCTCTATGAGAAATAATCTGCAAATTATCAACTCTATTATCCAAAGGATTGTTATTTATGTGGTCAACAATTAACTTGTGTCCGCAAGGATTATGATTCAAGAAAGCCATAGCAACAAGTTGATGTATTTGAAATATCTTACCTTTATTATTTATTGATAATTGAACAGCTAAATATCCATTATTCAATTTTGTTAATTTATTAAACCTTTCCCCTCCGTTTTTTTTTATTCTTTTTATTCTACCCTTATTTGATATTTTATACAATCCTTTGTAATTAGGAACATCCTTAAAAACTTCATTCATATGTTTATATTATTTATTTAATACAAATATACAACATTTTTAACAATAAAAAACAGTTTTACATAAAAGCAAAAAAAAGGGTTCAACATATAGCTGAACCCTTTTAGTGATAATAATCTAAAACAAAAATAGAGATGAAAAAATAGTAACAAATATTTCTTTGTTCAAATATACAATAAATAATTGCATTAAAATAGTTACTTATAAACAATATCGTCTAGGTAGCTATATTCAAGAAGCCAACCAGTAAATTATCTCTTTTTTAATGCCTATGTGTCGACTAAGGCGGATAAAACGGCTATTGTTATATAAGTTTTATTTGTGAAGTGAAGGGATTCGAACCCTTTGTCTGTACCTGTACGACTTTCACCAAGCCACCTCTAGGTTTGCAAACCAATTATATTCAAATATACAAATAAATATATGTATTAAAAACTATACTTAGTCACTAAAAATCATTTGCTGACGAAGTATGTTTTTTTTTATATACAGCACTCCGAACACTTATTTTTATTTAATTATAGCTAAATTTCTTTATTTATTTTTTTATATTAATATTTTACTATAAAACAGTAACTAATTAATAAATTACAAAGTTATATATTTTTATATCAAAGAAAAAATGAAATTATAATTATTTTTATTTTTATTTTTTATTTATTGTAATATTACTAGCTATCTTCTCTGCACTTCTACCAACTACATATCCTCCGATACCTAATTGTAGTAAGTTCCAAAACTCATTCTCTAAAGGTGGAATTGGTAAACCAAACAATGGTGCAATAAATTTTACATAGATAACAATAAAACCAAAAGCTAACATTAGTATTGGTCGCCAACTTCTTTGCAACCAATTACCATTTGCTTCTGCTAATACGATTTCTGTTTGTAGCTTCTGTAATTCTAACTGCTGTTCTTGTAGAACTTTAAACACTTCGTTTTTGGCTTTTAAACGCTCCTCATCAGACGTAAATAAACTATCTATAACTTTACCTACTTCCTTAACAACACCGCCAGTAAACCACCCTAAAATCTTATTCATCTTTATTCCATCTTATTTGTAACTGTACAAAGAATAAAAATACATTTACCTCTGAATAGTTAAAGTTATTATCTGGTTTAAAATATTGCCAACCAATAATCATTGAATCTGGTACTAATAAAATTAAGTTTATCTCCATTACCAACGTGCTTTTGTTTTCCTTATGTCATAATGTGTAAATGTAGCATAAGCGGATAAACCACCTTGCAACAATTCTCCTTCGTTAATCAACAAATCAACCAACTCAAATGTTTCTTGTGGTGTCATATCAGCAATAACAATATCAGATGCTTTACCTAACTTGTGTTGACTGTTTTTAGACCCTTTTACGACATTATCATTATAATCTATACATCTATATCCGCTATTAATTTTAATTGGCGTACCAACAACGTTTCGTAGTGCTTGTAACTGGTTTGCTAACTTCTGTACATTATGTAAAACACCCAAAGGCATATCACATCCGCAAGAACAATTAAACTCTGATTTACTAAAGTTTTTTGTTAATTTCATTTGGGTTTTTTAGTTTAAATATTTTCAATACAGTATAAACAATAGAAACAACTAATAAAGCTATTTTTAGCCATTGCTCAACGTTTGAAAAACTAACAGTAAATGTCAGTAAATTAATTGCTCCTATTCTTATATCTTGCATTTCCAAATTTAGAACTTTAAAGATTCATATTTTAATCCGTAAAAAGAGTGTACACCATCTCCATAAATTTCAACTGCTTTACCAGCCCAACCATAAGGGTGCGAATATTCTCCATTTTCGTCAGCTTCTAATCCATTCCATAAAACATCAACGTGCCAATTTTCTGACAATACCGCTTCTGTTTCTACATCTCCATCTTCGTTAATTACCGCTTGTTCTAAAACGATATTTCCAAGATGCACAATAGAATGGTTATGAGTTGGGTATTCGTTTCCGTTTTCGTCTGTTTCAGTTCCTAAATATTTAATCCTTAAAATAGATGCTTCTTTTGAATCGAAAATATATTTTCCTATTTTTACCATTATATTGTTGTTAAAGCTGTTAATTGTTCGTCCGTTAAAGCTGTTTTAAATACTGCAACTGCATTTACTTTTCCATACATTATATTCGTAGCACCATTTGAGGACGCTAAATTAAGTATGTCTAATCCAATCGGCATTATTGGAGCATTTGTGTCAACCCCAACCTCAACTCCGTTTACCCATAAAGAACAATCATTTTCTTTATATTTAAAAGCTATTTTATTAAATGCAGTTGAATCACTTATACCAGTATAATTGAAAATGGCTTGATATCCACCGCTTGTATAAAGATTTACATCTAACCTATTGTTTGAGTTATAAGATATAATTATCCTATTACTCGAAGTTCCATCTGACAAGGTTATTTCTCGGGTATTCTGTGTGCTATAAGCAGCAAAATCTACATACAGTACTCCCTCTGTTGAATTTATCAAAACTGTGTTTCCGCTATTTCCCGATAAATCTCTCAACCTTGTGGATATTGCCCCAGATGTTGGTATGTATGATGTTGGATAAGTTAAATTCTCTAATTGACCTTTTGTGCAAGTTCCACTTACTGTGCTTATTAATGTTCCAGAAGCAGTTGTAAAAGTGAGTGAAACTCTATTGTTTAACCCAGTACCAATAAGTGTTCCATTATACGTACCACTAAAAGTGATTGTTCCAGTTCCGTAAAAAGAAACAGTGTAGGTGCTTGCTAAAGTAGTGTTGTTTTGAGTGAATAGTGTTTCTGAATTTAAATATAAATTAGTTGACTGCGGTTCTAATAACCAACTTCCGCAACCACCCTCGTAATTAATTCTTGGTAAGTTTTCAGATACACTATCAACTAATCCTTGTGCATTAACTCTTGTTGCTGCTGAATTTCTTGTGAAAATAAAATCGCCATCTCCGTTAGTTGGTTTTACACTTAACATCTTACCATCATTGTAAGCGGTTGGTGTAAGTAATATTGATGCTTGTTCTAATAAATTCGCCATATTATTCGATAATTTCTAAAGCGGTTAGTGTTGCAGTTGTACAAATTGTGTTTTCAAAGTATGTTGCCCTTGCTTGTAACGTAGTTAATAAGCTAGGTACTGCACTTGTAATTGCATAATCATAATAAATACCACCCCATCCGTACTGAATAGGTAAGCCCCACCAAGAACTTTTATATATTTCGTTTGCCATCTTTTTGTTTTTTAGTTAAATACTTTTCCAATTTAACAATGTTTATTTGTTTCGGTTTATATCCTTTCATTATAGTACCCAATTTGAACCGCTTACATTTTTGTCTGGATATACATTAGAATCTTGATTGTCTAAATACTCTGGAAACTTTGAACTGTCAAAGCAAATAAAATCTACAAATCGTCTTGTATAGTATTCTGCAAAATCCCTTTCTTTTTGTACTAAATAATCAACCTCATCTTTTGAAACTGTTTCAGCATTTTCAGAACGATGTTTAAATATACCACCACTTTTAACTTGGTAAGCTGCAAATGGTA